CGTCGGTGAGCGCACCCTCGTGGCGCAGGCCGACGACACTGACGTCGACCTGCGCCGTCTGCCGCATCGGCCTACTTGACCTTGCGGAGGTAGTAGGAGGCGCTCTTGTCGCTCAGGGTCGCCACGCTGGCCAGGGTCTGCACCAGCTCGGGCCGCTTGGCCAACAGGTCCATGATCTTGGCCTCGTCCACCCGGCGGGTGGCGGGCACCGCCTCGGTCATCGCCAGAAAGGTGCGGTGGTCGATCTCGCCATTGGATTCCAGGTGTTGCAGGTCCAGGAGCGACAGCGGGTTGGCCTTGCCGCCGCGCAGTTCGCGGGTGACTCGCTGGGAGACGCCGTCGGCGGTCACCTCGCCCTCGCGCAACACGTGGCCGTGCCCGTCGATGGGGAGCGCCGCATCCTCGGGCGCGGTGCGCCGGGCCTCGGCGTCCATGTGGTTCGCGAACGACTCGCGCAGCGCGGTCTCGGCGTTGACCACTGCATCCTTGGCCGACTTGACGTCGGCCCAGATCGGGATGAACTCCTGCCGCTCGGTCTCGGTCAGCTCGCGCGGCGAGTCCGGCAATGCCAGCTCAGCCAACTGCACGGCCAGACGGCGCATCAGGATCCGCTGGTCGTCGGAGATGGAGATCCGCGCCGGGGTCGGCGGCGGAAGTGTGTCGGTCGGCTTGCCCTCGGCGTTCTGGGCGGCCAGGGCGTCCATCAGCTCGCCGAGAGTGATCTTGCCGGTGGCGGCGAGATCCTCCAGCGAGGGCTGCGGGATCAGGGTCATGTGAGTGCTCCTTCGTAAGTCGGGACGTTGCGCCGATGGTAGCGGAGGGCACCGACAAAGTCAGGATGAATGGTTCGGCGTCGGCGGGACCTGCCACCGCCCGTGCCCACCGGAATGGCCGGGCAGCAGCCCGCACTGGGCCATATCGAAACGGGGGTAGCCGCAGTACGGGACCTCCGGTTCGATCTCCCCGTCGTACATCCGGTCCAGGACTCCCAGTGTCTCGGGGCGGAGGGTGATGTATCCCCGGTGCACCTCGGGGAACCTCTCCTTGATCGCGGCGATGATCTCGGCGAACCGGTTCTGGTCGTCCTCCTCCTCGTCGGCGTCGCGGATCCACAGCACGATCGCGGCTCGGGACATCCCGGCCCCCTTCGTCTCTGACGTTCCGGCGCGCAGCAGCGTACAGGCCCCGGTGGTGAGGGAGGAGCCACCTACCTCGAACCACCGGGGCCTGTCGCAGTGCCGAACAGGAGGGGAGCCACCCTACCTCGACCGTCCGGCAGGTCTTGTCACGATGCGTAAGCCAGCAGTGGGCCGTGCATCGGACGCGGGTTGCACTTGCGGCACAACCGCAATGTGAATGTCTTGTCCCAGATTGCCTTGTTGTCGGTGAACTCAATTTCTGTCTCGGGCACCTTCCAGCGACTCCATTCCGTGAGTGCTCCGGCACGCGGTTCCTCGCTGCAGTGCAACTTGTGCAGCGTGGTGGGCCGAGCCATGTTCGGCCTGCGCTTGCCCATCGGAGGACCGGTGATCACGAAGTCCGGCTTGGGCGGCAGTGGCTCGCCGAACAGCGTGGACTTCTTATCCTTCTTCTGGCAGGCAGCGCAGTTCAGCCTTTCTTCGCAACGGTGCTTGTTACAGATCGGGCCATGGCGCAGATGTCCCTCCTGGCACATGGTGGTGATCAACGCGGTGGGCGGGTACTTGCACTTGTCCACTAGACAAGACAGTCCCTGGAACATCCTGACCAACGGCGTGTCGGGTTTGGCGAGCATTACGGTTCCCCCTGATTCAGTGAGTGTGGTTCGTTAGAGAGTTTCAGTGCTTCCGCAACGGCCAGCAGTCCCTGGATCATGTCGTCAACCACGAACTGCGCGCTCCGGTCCAGATCGTCGCGGTCCTGGCACCACCCGATCACGCCGTCGATGTGCTCGGCCAGGGCGATCCATTCTCTTGCCGAATTGCGCGGTGCATTGTGCATCGCAGCGAGCTTGCGGTAGCGCTCCGCGAGCGCGGTCAGCGTCGCCACCGGGTCAGACATGGTCCGCGTCCATCTCATTGATGATTCGGGCGTCGTTTTCCGGGCGATCCGGCGCGGCTTTGAGCGCTTCGGCGATGGCTAGCAACTCACGCACGTCAGCCTCAGCAAGCACTATTACTTGAGACTGGTGGAAGCCACCATCATGCCAATAGGTCCATCGTTCGATCACGCCGTCGATGTGCTCGGCGAGAGTTTCACGCAGGACGCGCTGCTCGCCACGAATGTAGACGATCGCCTCGGCTCGTAGTTTCGCCGCGAGCGCGGTCAGCGTCGCCACCGGATCATCGGTCATACCGGCACCTCCTCGATCTGCGGCTCCAGCGAGCGCAGGTAGGCGATCGCCTCGCCCAGCTCGGTGACCAACGGCGACGGAAACGTGGTCTGCAACGCCTTGAGAGTGCGCTTTCCGTAGGACGTCATGATGTGCAGGCGCGGATCCAGCACCACGGCCAAGCCCCGGTCGGAAGTGGACCGGATCAGGCGGCCGATCGCCTGGGTCAGGGTGATCTGCATCTCCGGCACCTGCCGGGTCATAAACGAGCCCTGGTTGAAGCTGCCGCCCGCCCTGGCGTCGATGGCGTCGCACTGTGCTTTGAACAGCACCGAAGGCACCGGGAAGGGCAGCTTGTCGACCACCAGCAGCCGCAGCGCGTCACCCTGAATGTCCATCCCGGTGAAGAACGACTTGGTCGCGAACAGCACGCTGTGCTCGTCGGCCTTGAACTGCTCGGCCAGCATCCGGGTCGGCGCGTCGTACTGCTTGAGCACCCGGTGCCCCATCTGCTCGATGACCGGCTTGAGGGCGCGGTGGGCCGACTCCAGACCGGCCTTGGAGGTGAACAGCAGCAGCGCCCGCCCGTCGGAGGCGCGCACCAGCTCGGCCATGTGCAGGTTGACCGCTGAGCGGAACGCGGCCTGCTCCTTGACCGGGTGCGGCATGTCGTGCGGCACGTATGTCACCGACTGCTTCTGGTAGTCGAACGGGGTCGGGCAGCGGAAGGTCTGCAGTGTCGGCAGGTCCGGGTTGAGCCCGGTCAGCCCGAGCCGCCCGGCGAGGTAGGAGAAGTCGCCGCCGATGGACAGCGTCGCGGACATCAGCACGTTGGGCTGCCACGGCCAGAGCGCCTGGGCCAGGAACGGCGCGACGTCCAGCGGGGCCTGCTCCAGGGAGAGCCGCTCGACGGTAGAGCCGTCGTAACGCTCCTTGGACTCGACCTCGATCCAGCGGACCATGTCGGCGAAGTCGGCCAGCACGATCGCCTTGACCTTGTCGGTCATCGAGGTGACCCGCTTGCGCAGGCGGCGGCGCTTGATCACGTCCTCGTCGGTGAACGCCTCGGTCATGGCCAGCTTGCCCTCGAAGTGCGCCAGCATGCGCAGCACCGAACCCAACTCGGACTCCAGCTGCAGTAGCAGCGCCGGGGTGATCGCCACGGTGGTCTCGTTGGGCCGCTCGGACTGGCGCAAGATGAAGCGCAGCTTGTCGAAGAGCAGCTTGGCGCTGACGTTGGCCTTGCCGAGCGACTCGCGGTCCCCGGTGAAGTCGACGACCCGGGCGGCCAGGTCGGTCAGCGCCCGCTCGGTGATCGAGGTGCCGAGCGCGTTGGACACGTACCCCTCGAACTCGTGCGCCTCGTCGATGATCATCGCCGAGAACGGCGGCAGCATCTCGATGCCTTGCGCCTTCAAGACAGCGTCGACCGCGACCAGCGCGTGGTTGGCGACCACTACATTGGCCTCGGCGGCCTTGGCCTTGACCCGCTCGGCGAAGCAGACGTTGCCGAACGGGCAGGAGTTCTTGCCGGGGCACTCGTCAGCCGTCGCGGTCAGCGCCATGCGCTCGCGGGGCTGCAGGGTCAGGCCCATCCGGTCCAGGTCGCCGTTGACGCCGTCAACCTCTGCGGCGGACAGCAGGGTGTCCATCTCGATCCCCAGAGGGGCGGGGGACTTGCCCTTCTCGATCTCGGCCAACTTTGCCCGGCACAGATAGTTGCCGCGCCCCTTGATGATCACGAACTTGAGGTCCGGGTAGTACATCGCCTTGAGTGCTTCGAGATCGAGGATGTACTGATCCTGCAGCGCCTTCGTACCGGTGGCGGCGCAGATCGGACGGCGGGCCGCGACAGCGAAATCGATCGCAGGCACCAGCCCGGCGTACGACTTACCGGTACCGGTCGGCGCTTCGGCCATCAGGTTGACGCCCTCGGCCAACGCGGCCTCGATGCGCTGCGCCAACTGGCGTTGCGGCACACGCGGTTCGTAACGGTCGAAGTGCGCGGCGAACGCTTCTTCGGCATCGATCCAGGTCATGGTGCGGTGGCTCCTCGGTTCGTGGTCAGTCGTGTGGTTCAGCGGCCGTTCGGGCGGCCCCATCCGCGACCGTCGGCCGGAGGCATCGTGGTGGGACGGGAGTTACTGTGCCACCCGTTGCCGTTCGCCGGGGGTGGCGAATACGGCGAGGACTGGCCCCAGCCGTGACCGTTGGCCGGGCGCTGGGCGGAAGATGCGTACATGGTGATGGCTCCTTCGTAGTACGTGGTACGTAGTTGAGTGTGTAGGTCTAAGTGTACGTGCCATTTTGTGAGTTGTCTACTTGGGCTCTCCGTCCTCGCCGTTCATAGGTGCCATAGGTGTCGGTGGTACATCTATGGCATCTATGGGGGCGACCACGGCTAGCGTCCGCTCCGTGTTCAAGTGCCACTCCCAGGTCCCGCCTTGGCCCCACCGCTGCCGCTTGGACTCGATCCCCAGCCCTTCCTTGGCACGCCGCACCACTCCGGCACTGAACCCGAGGCGGGCCATTTCGTCGCCCACTTCCTTGGCAGGTGCGTGTCCGTGCCGTTGCGTCAGGTAGCCACGCAACGCCACTGCGCACTGCATGGTGGGCGAGTCAGATCCTTTGCCTGCCGGAGTCAACAGGTCGGCGGCGGTGACGTCGATCGCCGGGCCCACCCAGGTGATCTTGACGGTATCCAGCTTCGGCACCTCGGCGGCCCGGAACATCAATGTCGGTGGCCGTGCGGTCAGTGAGTGCTTGACCGCCGCCAGATAGTGCACCTCCGGTTCTTCCGGCCTTGTCGCCACCAGCAAGCCCGAACGCACCGCGCCGGTGAACGCGATCGATCCCTGGCCACGAAGGCGTGGATCTTCCGTTTTTGCCTTGGTCAAATGTCTGATCACGACGATCGTCACGCCGGTACGGGTCGCCATCCGGGCGAGCGGCAGTAGGGCGCGACGCACTGAGTGGTCGGAGTTGGTGCCGACTCCATCCCCGAGAAAGGCATTGAGAGGGTCCAGGATCACCAGCCCGACCTCGTGGTCCACCACGAACTGTTCCAACACGGCCGAGTCCTCGGGGAAGGACAACAGTTGTTCGGCATTCGGGTCGAGCACCGACACCCGGGCAACGTCACCACCGGCAGCCTCGAATCGAGGCCGGATGGTGTCGCCCGGATCGTCCTCGGCCGAGATGACCACAACATTGGTCGCCTCGGGTCCCGACGTGTCGTCGGGCATCCGTATCCCTCGGGTGACCCGAGCCGCAAGATCAAGAGTCAGTGTCGATTTCATCTCGCCCGGATGACCTTCGATGATCGTCAATCGCCGAGCTGGGATGTAAGGTCGCCAGAGCCAATCGACCTTGCTGCGCGGCATCCGTGCCAGTTCTGTGAAGTGTTCCATGCTACGTAAGATCCTGTAATAAGCGGTTGTCAATTACAGGACTAATCATATCCTGAGTCATCTCAACCTGATACTCTTTAGGTCCTGACCGAGGACCAGGCAGGCGGCAGAACTTGCGACGGGACGCCGCCTGCCCGGCCTTCGGTCAGGTGCCCATACTGCGGGCGAGATACTTCCTGATGACCTTCTCCTTCTTGTCAGTCTCGTCGATGACCAAGGTCAGCGACGCGGCAACCTTCTGGCCTTCGCGGTACTGGCCGCTCTTGCGGTTGACCTCGTTGTCCAACCCGATCTCGATCTGATCGCGCATCCTGATCAAGATCCCGCGAATCGCCTGGAGATCATCCCTGGCTCCCGGGGTAATGCCGGGCTCTGTCCAACTGGTGCCGTACAACTGCCCGGTCACCATGTACAGGAAATCGTTCTCCCGGGTCGGTCTCGCGATCGTCTCTCGCGCACCTTGTTCTACCAGGTAGATCCGGGCCGCCTTGATCCGGTTCTTCACCCCTGCCCGGGTGACACCGAACTCGGCGGCAAGATCTATCCAGTTAGCTCCCCCGCGTTGCTTGAGGAAGGCCACGGTTGACGCTGCTTGTAATCGTCGTCCCATATGTGTTCACCTCCCTCTTGGTAGATTTCTGCCCCAGCTCGCCCTCTACTGCTCGCTGAGGAAGTCTTCGATCTGGCCCGCCAGATCCTCGCCGGTCGTGGCGCTTTTGAGAGCGCGTTCGACCATGTCGAGACCCATCCGCATCCGGTCGATCCATTCCCCTAAATACTGGAAGATCTCGGCATCCAGATGGGTCCGCTTAGGGCCGACGAGAATTGAGTTGATCTCCAACAACGAACCCGGACCGGGTTCGGTCTGGGCGAACAAGGCGAGTCGGGTGGCCTGCTTGGCCAGTTCGTCTTTGTCCGCACCACCGTCGTTGCCGTTGTCCTTCGGCTTGGGCTTGCGCTTGCGCTGCTTGGCGAAATCGGACTCAAAGTTCTCAGCACGCTTCTTGCTAACCGCCTCGGCCAGCTTGTTGAACTCGTCGGTGGACATCTCGTCCAGGACGGCCTTGGCACCGCGCTTGCCGATGATCGCCGCCGCATCCTCGGGCTTGGAGTCGCGTGGGCGTCCGCCAGTCGGCTTCTCGTCGGTGATCGACGTGAAGACTTCGGCGAACTTGTCTTGGACCTCCTCACTGACTTCGCCGAAGGTCTCGGCGTCGACGGGAGTGAGGGTGTCGGCGACAGGCACCTGATCGGGCAACGCCTCGGCCATCTTGTTCCAGGCATCCAAGTGACGCAGTACACGGTCGGACTTGCGGATGCCCAGCGCCACCTCTGCGAACGACTTGGCGTCGACCTTGGTGGAGATAGACCCGTTTGGGTCTATCGCCTTCGGTCCAGGCCGTCCTCGTTCGACCGAGCAGGCGACCAGCAACGCGAGCCGGAAGTCCTTGCCCTGCTTGGTCAACGCGCCGAACTCGTGCGCGTTGTCCTGCCATGTTCTAGTCATACGTCACGTCCCCGTAATCTCACGTAGTTTCCGACCCAGGGCAGGAAAATCAACTGACCAGGTCAGGATGAAGTGTGATCGTACGCACACCGATCGAGAGACCGCAACCGGTGGAGATTAGTCGGTTGTAACGGTTGCTGGCAATTCGTGAGTTGTTGTACCGTAGTCCTAACGCCGGTTATCTCATCCGGCATCTCTTACGTTTGGAGCGTTACCAGATGACTGCCACGATGACGTCCGGATCTCCGGACACCAGATCGACGAAACGCCGCCGGGAGAACACCGAGTACATCGGGTTCGTCCAGCGCGTCGTCAGGGGCCTGCGCAGGCGCACTGCCGAGGAGGGCGACCTGGTCGCGCTGCAGGGTCTGGCCGAACTGCGTGCCCAGCTCGACGACGAGCTGTTGGCCGCGATCACCGAGCTGCGTACCGACCGGTGGGCCTACTCCTGGGCGGAGATCGCCGACGCGATGGGCATGTCCCGGTCCGCCGTGCACGAACGGTTCCAGAAGGCGGGCGGGGTTCGCCAGGCGGGCGGGCAACCGTTGAAGTGGCGATGATCCTCACCGCCAGCTATGTTGCCCGAGACGGAAGCCCGGATCAGCCGGGCTTCTTCTTACGTCTTCGGGGGGATACACCGCATGCACGTCAATCGGAAACTGGTCGCCGCGCTCACCGGCGCGGGGCTGCTGGCCGGGGGTCTGGCAGTCGCACCGGCGGCCCAAGCCGCCGCCGCCCACGCCAGCCTGCACGCCAGCCAGCGCTACATCAACGTCAGGCACTCGGAGGTCTTCAGCTTCGCCGAACACCACGTCCCGGCCGGGTCGCACGGCTACCTGCAACGGCTCTCCGGCAAGAAGTGGGTCACCGTGGTCGCGCTGGGCACCCGCCGCTCCGGAACGGTGACCGCGCCGAAGCTGAACTACACCGGCACCTACCGGTACCGGCTCGCGGTCTACCACCACCGCTGGGTGACCGGCACCAGGTCGTCCTACGTCGGGGTGCTCCCGGCGGTCAGCGTCAGCCTCAAGGGGATACACACCCACGTCACCGCGAACTCCACCGGGGCCACCTTCAGCTACGCGGCGCACAACCTGCCCTCCGGCTGGTCGCTGACCCTGCAACGCACCTACGGCTCGACCTACCACTCGGTGATGCGGCTTTATCACTCGTCCGGCACGGTCACCGCTCCCAAGATCCCGATGGGCAGGATGTACTACCGGCTAGTGGCCTACCGGGGGTCCTCGGCACTCGCCGTCGGTAAGGGCACGCCGGTGTACAGCTACGCCACCATCAACTTCACACCGATGTTCTCGGAACGTGGCAGTTATCCCCAGACGACCCAAGTCGGCAACTCGCTGTTCAACACAACAGATATCGTGGATACCTCGACCGCGCCGAAATATACCGACAACGTGATCTTTGACCACGACAATCCAGGCAGCTGTCGGTCATTGACGATGCAGTTCGCGACCGATGACTTCGGGCAACAACGAGACATCGGGATCAATGTGCAGTTCGTGCAGACCTCACGTGATCCGGTATATGCCTCGACCCCGGCGGGGACGGTGGGTACTGTTACCGTCTCGCTGGACGGCGGACCCTTGGTGCTCAATGCCGCGAGCACAGGTGGGGCTGGTGCGATAGCGCGAGCTACCGCGTCCTGTTACACGTCCACCGGACGGCGCTGACATTCACCACCTGATCGACGAAGGCCCCGTCACTTTTCCGGCGGGGCCTTCGTTGTCATCTAGATGACGCACTACCCCCGTCTTACGGGCGGTCCGTCATGATGGGCAGGCAGAAAGCCGCCGGTCCACCCCCAACGACCCTCCCCTGAGTCGTCTGGACCGGCGGCTTTCCACTACCGGCACGGCCTACCCTCCCCGGTGCCGCACCTATCAACGGCGGCCCGCGCGGTGCATCGTCTCCGCTGCCGAGGCCGCCCGCATGGTCCGCACCGTGCGGCGTACCGCGCGGTCCCGGTCCACCCCCTCGACACTGGCCAGGTGGTCCACCAGCCGCAGGCAGGTCGGACACATCCAGGTGACACCCTGCCCGAGACAGATCCGGGTGAGCCGGTGCCGGGACAGGCAGGCCAGGCAACGCAAGGATCCGGTGGGTGCCTGGCGGCGCGGGAAGTTGGTGGCAAGTGGCACGTAAGGTCCGTTCCCGTCCCGGTAGGTGGTGACATGTGGCTGGATGTCCAACCGTTGCCTCCCGACCCTAGGGCATCCGCTGCCTGCTCCCGCACCCAGGATCAGGCTGTCGACGCATCCCACACCCCGTACCGGTGGCATCAGGATGCCGAGACACCACCACCCCCTCCAGCAGGGGGTTACGGCGGCAGCTAACGACAGATGCCTTCGGCCTTGTTCAGGCAGCCCCAGCCGCTAACTGGGGCCGTGCGGTCTCGGCAGCACCGGACTCCGGGTGTTCCAGCCGTCACGGCTACCTGGTCGCGGTGTCCCTGCACATCCGACGTCTCGGGCCGGGTTCGGGCTTCCCCTGTCCCGCCACGCTCCGGGTCTCACCCCGACTCGCCCCGGACGGCACGCTTGCCCGGGTCGGATCGTCGGTCTTCGGTGTGCAAGAACTCCCGGACACCCATTTCCGGGCGCACGCAACCGTCCAGTGCGACCTGGGTTCGAACCGGAGTTCATCCCGGCCCCGACAGTTTTCGGTCATGCCAGCCCGGACCATGCGGGCGGCTGGTTAGCGTCGGGCTCGCCAATAACGACGTAATGCCGTTATTCGGCGATCACTGGTGCGCTGTGCACAACATCAGCTACGCTCCCATCGCTGGTAAAGGCAGATAGAGGCCCTGGGCCCGTAGCGACGACGGCACGCAGCTTCGAGGCTACGACTCGGGGCTTCTGTCTGTTCCGGGAACCTAACCCCCTCGCGGCCCCGGAATCTAGGTCTTGTCGGCCCCGCTAGCGGCGTGGTATTCGTCCCGGCGCTTGACCAGCTGCTCCAGCGTCTCCACCACCGCCTGGCGCACCTGCGGCAGGGTGAGCGCGAACGGCGGCAGCATGGTGGTGCCGTAGAACGAGTTCTCCGCCGTCACCGGCACCTCCAGGTACAGGCAGACCACCGGCACCCAGCCGCCGCCCTCCACGGACGGGTCGGGCAGCGTCAGGAAGCTCGCCTGCCAGGTCACCTTCTCACCCGGTGCCAGCTCCTCCAGCAACGGCGGGATCCAGAACTCGACCTGCGTCAGCAGGTGGGTGTGCGCCATGGGTCCGGAGCCTAGACTCGCTCCTGCACGGCATGGCTAGGCCCGGCGCGGCTCAGCGGGGCATGGCTTGGCAGGGCGAGGCTAATTCCGCAACGCCTCGAAGGAGACATCTCGGCGCACTTTGGCGTCGAGATGTCCTTCTGCACCACGATCGCCGTGCAACTCGTCTTGTAGGTCGTTGCGTTTGAGCATGCTCTGCAGCAGGCCGACCTCGACGGTCCGGCGGGCCACAATAGTCAAGCCATAGACATGGGACTTGGCCGAGTCGATACGCAACCCGCGTCCGAACCGCTGTGTTCGCAGGGCGAACGTGGACGCGGCATCGTATTCGATCACGTAGGCCGCCTGAGGCAAGTTCAGCCCAGTAGCCGCAGCGTCCGAGGACAGCAGTACGTCCAGCTCTCCGGCCTTGAACGCGGCCTTGGCGGCCTCGTTCGAGCTGGACGACTGCCCTCCGGTGTAGATACCCACCCGCAGGTCGGCGGACACCAGATCGGCGGCCACCTCGGGCAGCACGGTCTCGGCGAAGGCGCAGAACACCAACGCCGGGTCGCCCTGCGCCTTCAGTGTGGACAGCAGCTCGATCAGCCGTAGCGTCTTGGCCGACGGGACGGCTCGCAGCCGGTCTGCGCCGAGCGTCTCCACCACCGCCTTGGCCAGTTCCGAGCCGCTGCGCAGCAGTGCCCGGGGATGGCCCGCAGTGAGCCGCTGGGCCATCAGCAGCAGGTCCTGCTGCCTCGGGGTGGGATCGGGGCCGTACAGGCGTCCCACGGCCTCGTAGAGCGCACGGTGCTCCGGGTGCAGGTCGACCGGGAGCACCTTCTCCATCAGCCGGGGCATCTGGTCGACCACGTCCGGGTCGGTGCGCCGCTTGCGGTAGATCAGCGGCTCGAACTGGGCGGCGAACCACTCCCGGGCACCGCGCTTGTACAGCAGCCGCCCGTGGTCGTCGCGGCCGTAGGTGTAGGTGTCCTCGAAGTAGGTGACGCTCGGCATCCGGGCGGGCCAGACGATCCGGCCGATGTTGAACGGCTGCTCGTAGTCGGTGGACATCGGGGTAGCCGAGAGACCCAGCACCCGGGGCGGCAGGCCGTGGTTGCGCTGCTGGGTGAGCACGTACTCGAAGGCGCGGTACAGCTTGGAGGACCGGTTGCCCAGCTTGCTGATCTCGTCGAAGATCCACAGCACCCGTGCGGTGCGCAGCTTGAGCACCTCGACCAGCATGCCGTCGGTGCGGGCCCGCCCGGACCGGCCGGAGAAGATGACCAGGTCCTCGCGCAGCGTCTCGTAGGTGCTGATCAGCACGTCCGGGGTGCCCGCCTTGGCCAGTCGCCTGCCCCGGTTGGTGCCGTGGTAGACGTGCGTGCGCAGCGAGCTGAACCGGGCCCAGTCGGCCGGGAACTCGCTCTTGTCGATCTTGTTCTTCTGCGCCACGTGGATGACGAGGTCGACCTGGTCGTCCTGGAACAGCTGCGCGGCCAGCGCCATCGAGATGATCGTCTTGCCGAGCCCGGTATCGCAGACCGCGAGCAGCCCGTCCTGGTAGTAGGCGCGTGCCACGCACTCGGCCTGGAAGCCGAATAGGCCGAGTGGGGAGTGGAAGAGCCGCCCGTTGTCCATCACCGGCCGGGCGGCGGCGGCCGGTGATGCGGTCATGCGACTGCCGGTGACGAGGGCTCCAGCGAATCCGGGCCGATGATGGACCACTCGATGGAGAACGGCCCGGAGTCGCCGAGCCGGATGTCCTTGGAGGACAGGAACTGCCCATCGCAGAGCAGCCACGCCACCGTGGCGTCCGGGTCGGGAACGGAGTAGAAATTGGCCAGGAACAGCACCCGGTGCGGGGTACGGACCTTGACCGCGTCCTCGCGGATCCCGGCGATCTCGATCTGCCAGGGGCCCGAGTCGTGCACCGCGCGTTCGAGGAGTCGCGCCCGCGCCACGGCACGCGCGGCGGCATAGTCAAGCGTCGACATCACTCCTCCTCTATGTGCAAGAGTGTGCCGGGGAGTCCTGGGTTAGGCAACAAATACCGGGCTTTGTCAACCCCCAGTATCTCTTAGATGATGTCTTTCGTAACCCACATAACCGAAATCCATCCTCAGCAGACCTTCTAGAACCAGGTGATGACCTGCACGAAGCCGTCCGCACCATTGCCTCCGGCCCCCGAGGTGTACCCGTTGCGGGCGGCACCTCCGCCGCCACCGCCTCCCCCTGGCCAACCCCCAGCACCGCCAGACCCACCAGCTGCGGTCAACCCCGAACCTCCACCACCGCCGCCACTTCCGGCATACACCGAGTTGGGGGTCGACGCATTGAGGTTGCCTGCACTGCCGTTGGTCGCGATGGCACCACCGGACGAAAAAGTCCCCGAACCGGCCGAAGTCGCCCCACCGGAACCACCGGCGGCGGCGGCATTGGCAGCGGAAATCCCTCCACCTCCACCGCCACCGCCCGCACCGGCAAACAGCCCCAGAGGAGCGACTGTAGAGACAGCGGGGATAGCGCTTCCTCCCGCCACACCACTCCCGCCCCCGGCACCGTTACCCCCGCCGTAGATACCTGAGGGAATCGAGGTAGATGATCCGGATCCAGCAACCGATGTAGCGGTGCTGCAATAGAAGGTCGCACCTCCGAAAGACGAGCCCGTCCCGCCGCCACCGTTGCTCCCTGCAGTGGAGTTGGCCGAGACACTGGCACCCCCCGCCCCACCTGCGCCGACTATGACCGAGACAGTCGCCGGAATGTCCACAGCGTTGATGGTGCGGTTGAACAATCCGCCGCCTGCACCGCCCGCTCCTCCGACGCCGAGAACGGCCGATGCGGTGGTATTGCCAGATCCGCCACCTGCACCACCGCCGATACCTATGACCTGGACCATGATCGCCCCGGCGGGCTTGTTCCAGGTGTAGCTACCGGCTATCGCATAGGTGTCGACCTTGCACCGGGCTGCTGACTGCCAAGCGGTGTTGTAGTTCGTTGCGTCGACCTTGGTGAGCACCTGATTAGCCGTGCCGCCGGTAGGCAGGTCACTGAGCGCTTGCCATTCGGCGGGCACCCAGGTCCCGGCCGTCGCCTTGTCCGCTGTGGCGACGTAGGGCATGCCGTTGTAGAGCACGACGTCACCGCGCCGAAAACGAGCGTTGCTGGCCGCAGACCAGGAACCCTTGTAGACCATGGGCATCTGGCTGCGCTCAAGTTCGATCCACGCCGAACCCGATGCCCGGTACCGAAGGGTGATCGTCATATTGGCCGCCATATTCGGGTTGGGCCCAGTTGTTCCTGGCTGACCGGCCCATTGAATGTTCGTCGGCCATATCACGTCGTACGGGAAACTGCCTGAAATGCCTTGGTTGATCGTCAACCTGAAGATCTGATTGTCGACCGGATTCGTGAGCGCAATGCTCGTGATCCCCGGCGAAGAAACCTGCAGATAGGCATCACCCTTGCTGACATCGATGGTGATCGCGCCATTGGCTGGATTGATGGTTTGCACCGGTGTGATGACACCGGCAGGTGCTGCCCACGCAGTGTCGTAGTCGGTGCCGGACTGTTTGGTCAGCACTTGTCCAGCGGTACCGCCAGCCTGCATGTCGTGTGAATCGACGTAGCTTTTCGGTGTCAACTCCCTTGCGTTGGTCGGCGGGTTTCCCGATTCCGTCTGGGTGAGGTTGCCGTTGATGTTGTGCCGAGCACCCAGTTCGGCCCAGTGTGCGGTGTCCAGCGACGGTGCGGATGTGCCGGTGTTCGCTGATGTGCACACGTAGGTCGCCGTGATATTGGCCCCGGAGATGCTGGTACTCGTAACGACATCATTGGCGGCATAGCTTGTGCCACTCACCCATTCACCGCGCCAGACGCCGACTGTCACCCACTGCACGTTGTAACTAGCTGAATCGATCTTGGAAAGAACCTGTCCTGCGGATCCTCCGGTCGGTAACGAATTGAGCGGCGTGCCGTGCGTGTGATCGCTGCGGGAAACCGACGTTGCCGACCCGTTCGATGATGCTGCTCCGGGAGTGGTCTGCGCCGTGACGCCGCCGAAGTTGGGCATCCCGTGCTCGTGGTCCTCGCGGGCGAAGTTGGTACTGGTGCCGACTATCCCGGTGTCTCCGATTGCCTGGGTGGTGACGGTGCTCGACGGGGTACCGCCACCGCCTGCCGCCTGGTCAACCCACTGGACGCGGTAATCATTGTTGTCGATCTTGGCGAGAACCTGCCCGGTACTCCCGCCTGCCGGGAGAGAACCGACGAAACTCCATGCGCTCCAACCATCCAGGTTGGTGTAGATGCGTCGATAGGAATAATTACTGAGAGTAGCGGTCCAATACTGGACTTGCGTCGGTGGGGTCATCGCATCCGGGTTGACCGCTCCATTGCCAAGAGTTTGCACCACAAGCAACCCGTTACTGCCGTAACCAGGACCGTTTGGGTAGTTGCCAAATGTCTGGTACACACCAGGTAACATCACTAGGTTGAAGTCGTTGACGGTCTGGTACAGCGCCATCTTGATGGGTGTCCAGTCAAACCAGTCAGGTAGGTAATTGGTGGACCGGAACCAGTAATCACCTCCCCTGTCGACATCAGTGGCTCGCCAAACCTGGGTGATGTAGTTAGTGCCTTCCGACGCATCATCGAACCTGTCGACGGTCAGGATGCCAACGCAGTCGGAGTCCACCACTGGGGCGTTGACGATGCCCAGATGGCTCGCGGTGATGAGGTAGAGGCCGGGAGTGGTCAGATCATCGGCTGAGGTTCCGGCGGCACGGGTGTCGATGACCTCGGTGGAACCAGTCTGGTCGACCCATTGCGTGTTGAAATCAGTCCCGTCGATCTTGGACAGTACCTGACCGGCGGTGCCTCCGGTCGGCACGCCCTCCCCGGAGGGTCCTTGATCACCGGGCGGTCCCTGCAACGCCCCACAGTCCACCCATTCCGAACCCGTCCAGGACCACAGGTGCCCGGTGTCATCGACGACGAACCCGTCCCCGGCGGTGTTGCCGGTCGCGGGCAGGTCGGCCGAGGTCGCCACGGTGCCCTTCACCGAGACGGCCGCACCCTGCGGCCCTACCGGCCCTTCCGGCCCGATCGGTCCCTGTGGGCCGGTGTCGCCCTGCGGGCCTGTTGCGCCGATGGGACCGGCATTCCCCTGCAACCCGGTGGGACCTGTCGGCCCGGCCGGGCCTGTCGCGCCTGTATCGCCCTTGTCGCCCTTCGGGCCTTGTGATCCGGTCGTACCGGTGGGGCCGGTAGGACCGGCAGGTCCTTGCGGACCGGTAACACCGGTCGCCCCGATATCACCCTTCGAACCCTGCGGGCCAGTTGCACCGGTGGTTCCTTGTGGGCCTGTCGCGCCTGTCGTCCCCTGCGGACCAGTCGCACCGGTAGCACCAGTCGGGCCCTGCGGGCCGAGGATGTTGCCGGTCTTGGCCCAGGCGTTCGCGTGGTATGTCCACACGTCCCCGGCGACACGCGGCGCGGCACCGGTCGTGGTGTAGAGGAACTCGTCCCCCTCGTACGGGGTCGGGACGGCGGTGTGCGTGGCGTACGGGGTGTTCTGCACGAACCACTTCGACGGCGCGCCGCCGTAGAGCGTGTTCAGCTGCTGGTGGGTGTTGCTGGTCGGGCTCGCGATCAGCGCCGCCACATCGCCGTCGGCGGCACCTGCGGCAGCGACGATCGGCTGGGCCGGGTCGGTGGCATCGACGGTGATGTTGGTACCAGGCTGAATCGTGGTGACACCGGGGTTGGCCGAGACCACCGGCGAGGCGGGATCGGTCGCATCGACAGTGACGTTCTCACCGGCCTGGATCTCGGCCACCCCGCCGGACAGGAACGACGGTTCCACCCACTCGGCGGTCGCCGAGTTGACCATCTGCAGCACGCCACCGGCGAACGCGTCGTTGTCGATCACGACCGGGCCGGTGGCCGCGAGGATGTTCTCGGCCAGCGGCATCAGCTCCAGGTAGTCGGCGGTGATCGTGCTGCCGCCGTACACGGTGATCACGGTGACACTGCGGGGTCGTTCCAGGTAGACGTCGATGATCCCGTTCGGGACGGTGAACGGGTTGGAGATCGGCACGGTGAGGTTGACGTCGGAGTAGAGCTTGTTCGGGATGATGCTGGTCGAACCCGGATCGCACAGCGACACCTGGGCACCCGGCAGGATGTTTCCGGCGGCGTCCTGCACCACCCGGTAGAGGTGCGCGACGGCATGCAGGGTGACCGGCGGAGGAGGGGCTGCCGAGACGTAGGTGTAGCGGCCCGGGGTCGTGTCAGTACCGGCCGTGTTGTTCGCCAGGCCGTGCACGGAGTCGGAGTCCAGCCACGCACCGGCCACCGGCTCACTCAGGATCGTCGTCTCACCCGATGCAGTCGGGACGTAGATACCGAACATCGGCATCCCCGCCGGTGCGGTGTCGGTCGGCCACTGATCCACCAGGATCGAGCCGATGTTGATCTCGATCTGGTACCCGCCGGGGCTGTTGTAGACCACCACCTGGAACGCATTGGTGATGTAGTCGCCACCGAGATACTGGAACGGCCAGGTAATGGTCCAGGCCTGTACCCCGCCGATGGTGGTGGTGCTGACCGAGGCGGGCGATCCTTCCTGGCCGGTCGGGATCGGTGCGAAGAAAGCACAGACCAACCCACCGGAAGTGAGCCCGCTTGCGGCAGGATCCCCGGTCGGGAACCGCCCGGTCGTACCACCCTGATCGGTGTCCTCCGACCAGTTCAAGGTGCCAAACGCGATCCACCCGCAGCAGCACGCCGTCACCTGGTCGGTGGTGATCCCGCCGATGGTGACGTCGAAAGGCAATGTGTAGGTCTTGGTGGTGTCCTCGTCATACGGCCCGCTGGTGAAGTCGTACGGCATGGTGTCGCGAAGCGCGCTCATATTCCGAATCCCCGGTCAGATCTTGATGATGTACTGCACGCCCAGATAGGGCGGCAGGCTCGACGCCGATCCGGTGGTTCCATTTGCGGTGCCGGAACCGGTCGCGCCCGGTGTCGCGTTATCCGTGGTGCCGCCCAGCGCCGCACCGTTCGAGTTCCCGCCGACGTTCGGGAGATCGTTGCCGCCACCCCATCCGGAGTTGGTGTCACTGGTCCATGACGCGCCCGCCGAGGACGAGTCCATCCAGATATGGCTGGTGCCGAAGTGGATACGGGCCTGACCGTTCCCGGACAGTCCGTGGTAGTGCGTGGCGGACGAGTGGGTGTGCCCGCCGTCGCTGAACGAGTGCGTGTGCGAGGCGGCCCCGCCGGTCGAGCCCGGGGTGGTGCCGTACGGGAACCGGCTGGACAGGTTGGGCACGTTGAACGTGGTCGAGCCGTCTCCCGCGCCGTAGGTCGTGCCGATCACCGCGAACAGCGCGGAATAACTGGTCCGCGACACCGCCTGCCCGTTGCACAACAGCCATCCCGACGGAGCGTTGACCGCACCGAACAGAACGATTCCACCGGTCGGCACCGCGATCGGCGGCGGCACCCATGCCGCGTCGTAGTCGGTGCCGGACACCTTGCCCAGCATCTGACCCGCAGCTCCGCCGATCGGGATGCCGTGCGCCACCGAGGACCGCGAGATCTCGATCCAGAAGCTCCCGTTCCAGCGGAACTCGACGGTGAGCTGGTAGTTGGGTTGCAGCACCTGCGGGCCGGTCCCGTCGGCGAACAGGCAGTTCGACGGCCAGACGAAGGTGACCGGTGAGTTGCCCTGTACCCAGGTGATCCGCAGTAGTTGCCCGACGGCGGGGTTGATGATCTGCGAGAAGGTGATCGGGGTCGACCCGAGCGGGATCAGCGCATCACCCTTGGTTGCATCGACGGTGACCGAGGCACCGTTCGGGGTGGACTGGGTCGGCGGCGTGACGACCGCGCCGGTGTAGACGCGCCGCCACCGGTTCGACCCAGAACCGAGATCGGTGATCAGATCCGACGGGGGCGGGTTACGGACCGCGTTCGTGTTGAAGTAGTTGAGTGTGACCAGATCGCCGGTCGCGGCAGGATCGGTCGCCTGCAACCGGCCGTTGCCGTCGTGGATCGCCGCGATCTCGGCCCAGTGCGCCTGGTCCGAATCCGGGGAGATGAACGTGGCCGAGACGTCCAGCACGCAGATGTAGAGCCGGTTGAGATAGGTGACCACATCGTTGAGGTAATAGGCGATCGACTGCCAAGCGCCCTTGAACGTGACGTTGCCGCCACCGGCCGCGCCGGAGGTCACCCCGACCACCGGACGGGACGGGTCGGTGTTGTCCACGGTGACGTCGTTGCCCGGGACGATCTCCACCACGGCACCGGCGGCGGCAGGCGTGGCGACCCACTCGGCAGTGTCGTTGTCGATCATCTGCAGGATCGCGCCTGGGAACGCGTCGTTGTCCACCTCGATCGGGCTGGTGGCGGCCAGAATCATCTCGGCGCTGGGCAGGATGTCGATGTAATCCGCCATCTGGGTCTGGGACCCGTAGCTGGCGTTCACCCGGACCGTGCGGGCCCGGGAGAGGTAGACGTCGATGACCCCGGTCATGCAGGTGAACGGGTTGGACATCGGGGACGTCAGGTTCACGTCGGCGTAGATGCCGTCGACGATCGGGTTGTCGGTGCCCGGGTCGCACAGGGTGACCTGCACCCCGGCGATGGCGTTCCCGGCGGCGTCCTGCACCACCCGGTAGAGGTGCGCGACAGGCATGTCAGACCCCACTGACCACGACGTTGTCGGTGACGTACGGAGTGATGTAGCGCGGCCTGGTGTCCGGCACCCGGAACGCGAACCACCATTCACGCGGGATCGGCAGGTGCCACACCTGCCAGCGCGGGTCCAGCTCGATCGGCGGGTAATGGTCCCACGGGTTGATGTTCGGGCCCTGCGGGACGCCTTGCGGCCGGAACGGCATGCACCGCATGAAGCCCTGGTACCAGGGCCGGATCGCCAAGTGGCTGACCCACTTCCCCGGTGCCCAGATGGTCACCCGGTAGCAGAGCTGGTTGGACACGGCGGCCAGGTCGTTCGGGTTCTTGGGGTTGAACGCGACCGCCCCCTCCGGGTTGTTGGCCACGTCGTAACCGGGTACCCAGCTCTTCCCGCCGTTGTTGGAGAACTCCCACACGATCGGGTCGGAGAACAGCGACAAGGTATCCATGTACCACGAGTCGACCGAGGCGTTCTCCTGGATCACCTGGACGAAGACCGGGTTGGGGTTGTCCTCGCTGATGTTCATCGACAGGTCGCCCCAGGTACGCGACTCGTGCGCGCTCACGTCGTCCCAGGTCTCGTCGCCCGAGGAGGTGGTCACCCCGTTGGCGTCGGTGAACCAGCCGAACCCGGTGGTGATGGTGTAGTGCCCCGCGTTGTCGTTGTAACCGAACAACCCCCGGATCGACTGGCTGAAGATGTTGTTGCCGGAGTAGGTGCCGACCACCGTGTCGTCGACCATGAAGATCATGCTCTGGGCGCTGCTGTTCGAGATGCCCTGAGCGGTCTTGAACGCCGTGGACAGCTGCGAGGTCTTGGCGTACTTGATCGCGATGTCGCCGGTCGTCATCGACGCCGCCGGGATCACCCCCGCCTTGACGGTGGTCACCGTCCCGGACACCACCTGGACCAGGTCGCCGTTGGCCTGCAGCTGCAGCTGGGTGTTCGCGTTGGGCTGGTCGAGCACCGCGATCGAATAGGTGTTGGCCGCGATCGTGGCGGCGAGCTGGGTGATCCGGAAGATGAACGTGCCGTACTGGTTTCCGGTGTCGGTCGAGACCATCACGATGGCCGGGGTATCACCGCTCGGGAAGGCCGGGGCGGTGATGGTGTTCGCGCCGCCCTGCCACGCCGGGAGACTTCCCCACGTGGGTGGCACCGGCGGACTTTGCATGGGGGACTGCGGAGTGCTCCATACCTGGCCGTTGGCCTGCACCCACTGCAGCCCGGACGGGTCCTCCGCGCCGTCGGTGGGCATCGGCTGGGCCGGGATGACCGTCCCGGCCGGGACGGCCGCCGCACGGGGCACCCAGCTGAACGAGGTGAACTGCTGGCCGACCGCACCGGCCAGCCCGCGCATCGTGCCGATGCCGTGCGCACTGGACAGAGTGGCGACCTGGGTGCCGTTGCGGGAGAGCGTGAACGACCAGGACTGCACGGTCGGGTCAACGCCGCCCGGCGGTGAGGAGAGCAGCGCGGTGGGCAGGAATGTGGCCTGCAGCGAATCTCCGGTGGCGATCCCGGCGGTGGTGGCGACCACCCGGCCGGTGTTGCTGTCCACCACCCGGCCGTCGTTCATCAGCCGGTAATGGCCCAGGTAGAGCAACGGCACCGAGGCCGACGCGGTGCCGGTGGTGAACGAGTTCCCCAGCACCACAGACAGCGTGCCCCACGGTGTCTGGGTGTCCACCCAGCTGACCTGCCCGGCGACATTGCACACCGCGATCTTGTTGACGATGGCCAGCGAGCCCGCCGAGGAGGCCGGGGACTGCCACTGCTGGCCGGAGTCCATCAGCCCCAGCGATGTGGAGTCGGCGCGCTGGAAGCTGTCCGAGAACGACGGGAAGTTGTTCAGGTAGGCACCAGTCAAATCGCCCCACGTATTGGCGGTGGTCTCACCGCCCTCGCCGACGGTGTACCCGACGTACCACTCGGTCACCTGGTTGGCCTTCACGTTGATCGACTTTTCGGCCAACGGCTGGCCGGTGACCGAGTCCATGATTTGCAGCGACAGCGGACTGGACAAGTCCTGGTCGGAGACCACCCGTGCCGCCGCGTACAGCCGCCCACCGGCCGGTTGGGTGACAGGGGCCGAGGCCACCCCGCCGTAGGTCTCGTCCGACTTCGGGACGTTGGACCCCAGATCGCTGTAGAGCTTGCCCTGGTCGGTGATGCCGCCCCAGGTGTGGTACACCGGCTCGATATCGGCCCAGAACCCTCCCACCAGCTGGCGGTCGATCGGCAGCAGCGAACCGAACACCGGCGAGGTGACGATCCCTTCCTGCGGCGGTGCGACATCGCCGAGCAGCGTCCAGTTCGAGTAGCTCGGGTCCTCGAACTCGTCGTCGGGCAGCAGCTGCACCGGCTGCGACTGTTGCACCGCGAACTGCACCGCGCGCACGTCCCGCAACGACGTGTAGACCAGCGACGTGGCGCTCGCCTTGGTCGTGGTATCGCCGGAGTACAGCGCGTCCAGATCAGGGTCATAGACGATGTTGGTCTGGTTGGGGTCGTTGTTGATGTTGCGATCGGAGTAGAACGTCTCCTCGTACATCCCGGTGTCCTGCTGGGAGGTGAACGAGGAGTAGGCGAACGAGATCTGGCGCAGGCCGCACTGGTAGGCGACCTTCCCGGTGCGGGTGATCGTCTCCTGGGTGTAGCGATGCACCTGGGCGCTCGTGAAGCGGGGAGCCCGGATCCCCACGTGCCAAGTCTGGTAGTTCCACACCGACGCGTTGAGCGCACGCAGCCGCTCCTGGGCGCTGTAGTCGTCGGAGATGTAGACCTCGGTGTTCGTGTAGCCCCGGTCCCCGTTGCCGCCGGTGGAGACGAAGACCGGCAGCTCGTACGGCACCGTCCCAGACAGCGAGATCTGGGTGGCCGCCCCTAGTGGCGGCACCACCGACGCGGTGTTGATCAACTGGTCCCGGTAGGCGTCGAGCACCTGGGGCGGGAAGGTCTTCACCTGCTGCGGTCCCACCACCGCCACGTCATAAGGCACCGCCTGCAGGTTGGTGATCTCCAGCTTGACGAAGCGCGCCTCGGTCGGCGGCAGGTACATCCACCCGCGTGTCATCACGAAGTCGCGCGGCACCGGGGACCAGACCAGGTTCTCGTACTGCGCGCTCGGGCCACCGAACAGTCCCCACGGGTGGGTGGCGTCGATCAAGGTGGTCGCGGACAGGTCCAGGCGCAGCAGTGCGTTGTGCGACTGCGGCGTGTCGTTGCCGGAGAACTGGGCGACCGTGCAGTAACTGCCGGGGTTGTCCAAGTACCCGTCGCTGCCGTCGGCCAGCTCCTCCTTGAGCACCATGTAGGTCAGGTCGGAGTTCAGGAAGTACTCCATCCCGACATCGGTCCCGAGAGTCACTACCGGCGACGGGGTGGGCTGCAGCGGCACCACCCAGAAGTCATCGGTCTGGTCGTCGGAAGAGTTGCGGGCGTGCATGTGGAAGGTGCCCTCGCCGTCGTAACTCACCACGACCGAGGTGTCCTGCAACCCCTGGTAGGTAATCGGGCAGATGTGCGCATCCCCGTCGGCGAAAATCAGCGTCACCCCGTCGGCGGTGAGCGAGAGCCGCCATACCCCACAGTCGAAGATCGGGTGCTCGGCGGTGTCCACCCCCTGGTCGAAACCGGGGCTCACGGTCACCCCGAACCACCACGGCAATGTGGGGTCGTAACCGAGCACCGCCTTGTGCCGCATGGCCGGGTCGTTCACATCCAACGGCACATTGGTGATGGCCAGCGCGGCCTGCTCGCCGTACTGACCGAAATGGAGCAGGCGACCGTACTGGATCGTCACCGGGGTGGTGCCGACGGTCTGCACCTGGGTGATGTCCAACGGGGTGGTGGGCGAATCGAAACCGCCGACCGTGAGGTCGTTGGACACGTAGACGGTGACGTGTGCCCCGGAGGAAACCGGGTTGATGTAGATCTGGTCGATCAGTTGCGGATTCCCGGTGGCGTCGCGCAGGTCGGCGTAGAAGCACACCACCGCTCCGGGATAGGGCTGCGGTTCACATACCCAGATCGCATCCGCGTCAGTGTCGGTGTTGTCGACGATCCGGTTGACCACCGGATCACGCAGCGAGAACGCGATCGCAGAACCGAGCAGGTCATCGGTGGAGGCGAAGGACTGGTTGTAGGTGTCGTCGACCGGCAGGGTGCGCGGCACATCGGCGCGAGTGGCGACCTCGTAACCGAAGGTGATGCTGCGCAGCGCCAGCGAGTAGGGCACCTGGTCACCCAGGGGGCTCACCGGTCCCAGACCATTGTTGAGTCGCTGCAGCACGAATCGCAGCCGCTGCAGATAGGTCGGCTTGAGCCGCTGCGACACCGACCGCCAGTGCCCCACGAAGGAGTGCTGGGGGTGCAGGTGACCGGGCACGTTGACCGGGTTGGGCAGCTGCACCGGGATCGACCGCATGATCATTTGCTGATAGGGCTGGCCGAACTGGTCCAGTAGCGGCAGCCAGTTGTTGCTGGCCGCGTCGTAGTACTGGATCGCCATCAGGGTCGGGAAGATCGAGATGTCGAACTTGATCCAGTTCACCAACCGGGTGGAGGACAGCGAGATCTCCAGCGTCTCCTGAACCGGCGAGTCGGCCGGGCGTGCGTCGGTGGACCAGAACATCTGTCCGGCCAGCTGTCGCGCGCCGGGGCTGGTCTGCATCGTGGCGTTGACCGCTTGGCTGAAGATGCCCAGATCGGAGTGGTCGACGAACAGCGGCGCGAGGGCCGTGACGGTGCCGACCGGGTTGACCGCCGGAGGCGACGTCATCCGAACCGCCCGGCCGCGTACGGGTAGCTGGTGAGCACACCCTCGGTCCCGGTGCGGATCAACGCCCCCTGCTTCGGGTCCAACATGGCCAGCGTCGGGGCGTACTCATGGGCCGTGCCGTCGGCGTAGAGGATGGTCTGGGCATCCACCGCCGTGCTGGACTGCGCGTTGTTGACCATCTGGTAGGCGGTGACCGCAGCCACCCGCGAGTTGTAGTTCCAGCGCTCGCCGCTGTACTGGCTCAACGCCGGGCGGCTGGCCGCGTTCGCACCGTCCACACTCGGGTAGATGACATCGCCGAAGTCTTCGACGTTCTGGTAGGAGGCGATGACGGAGGTGACCGACCAGTCCGAGGAGTCGGCGTAGACGAAACGGGGCAGCACCTCGCGGTGCGCCACCGCCGGAGTGGCCAGCACGGTGATCACTACCCCGGCCGGGGCGAGATCCTGCAGCACGTGCGCGACCTGGATGCGTTCCTCGTCGCTGATCGCCCGCTTCGGGGTGATCACCACCTCGCCCCGGTTGCCCAGCGGGGTGTTGCCCGGCACGACGTACCCGCCCTGCAGGGCGGACCACCGGTTGCCCTTCATCTCGTCGTAGGTGTGGTACTGCGACTGCACCGCGAAATAGGTGTTGGGCTGCACGGTGGATGCATGCCCCGGTGGCAGCGTGTCCACGATCATCCACGATTCCGAGACGTCCACCTCGCTGCCCAGCACCGCCTCGGCGGCCATCCGGACTCCCGAGTAAGTGGCTCCCTGGGCGAACCCGGCGGCCAGTTGGACGATCCGGGAGCGCATCTTGCCGTCCCGGCTGCGAGCAGCGTCCCAGGTCTCCGGGTCGGCGACCGAGACGGCCGGGTCGAGGATCGCCCCGTCCACTTCGGGGATCTGCTCGTCGGACATCCGGTACGCCCCGAACAACGCGCCCCAGAACCCGTCGAGGTCCAGGAAGTGCGCCCCCGCCATGGTGCCCGACATCCGGTTGATGGTCTGCTGGCGGCGCAGCCCGCCGACCCCGGCCACTCCGAGCAGTGCACCGAGGAAGTGCATCAGGTGACTGGATGGATCGAGGTTGTACAGGGTGGGGTCGAAGTTCGGCAACCGGGACTTGACCGTGTGGTCGACCACCAGCGGGTCGGTGTAGCTGGACAGCCCGTTGACCTGCGGCTGGGTCGGGTCGACCTGCGAGGTGATCAGATCGTCGGAAACGTCGCTCTGGGACTGGGTGGCGAAGAACGACGGTGCCTCGTTGACGTTCTGGATGACGGCCATCAGCTGACACCAAACGTGTTTCTCGCCTTAACCACGATCCGGACCGGGCTCAGTGTCGGATCGAACTGCGGGTAGCTGGCGTCGTCGAAGTAGACGTCGGCGGCGCGCCCGCCGACCGCGCTGATCGGGCCGGTGATGGCCGGGGTGGTGTGCCCGGTGCTCGGATAGAGCGGATCGCGGTACAGCTGCTGGATGCCGTAGTTCGTCGGGTCGTCGGTGCTGGTCAGGAACCGCACGTTGTCCACTCCGGCCACGTTGTGCACTGCCTGCAAGATGTCCGAGACCTGCAGGGCAGACCGGAACCCGAGCGAGTTGACCAGGTTGAACAGCGCGGTGTTGATGTCCAGGTTCACCGTGGGGGTGGACGTGCCCGGGTTGTACACGACCGCCAGATGGTACCGGTAGTACTTGGCGATGCCGCCGTGCACCTGCATGTCGGTGCCCAGCAGCCGCCACTGCGACTCGATGTCGTTCTGGATCTGGGTGGGTACCCGGTTGTAGTTGTAGGTCAGGGTGAACTTGGTGCCGTTGGCCGGTAGTGCCGAGGCGGCATGGTGCCAGACCAGACCGAACTTCGAGGTCGGTGAATACCCGAACGCGTCGGACTGATGCACGATGTCGTAGTGCGTGCCCAGCGTGTAGGTCTTCGCGGCGGCATCCTGCAGCGTGGTGGGTACCCACAGGATCGGCCCGGCCAGCAGCGGGGTGAAGAAATCTCCGGCGACCGGTTGGCTGCCGTTGAGCAGCGAGAACCGGGTGGGGTCCATCGGGCCCTGGTGCGGGGTGTCGGTGACGAAGGTCAGTGACGCGTCGGTGGAGTACACGCAGGACTGGGTGAACTGCCTGGTGATCAGCCCGTTGACCCACAGGTCGACCCGGGTGGAGATGTAGGACCCGCCCGCCCACCGGGTGCCGAACGGGTCGTTGCGGGAGAACTTCGAGACGTAGTCGAACTGCAGATCCCAGACCGTGCCGACAACCAGCGGCCCGCCGGAGACGGCGGTGACCTTCAGTGTGGCCGGGAAGACGGCGTTGTTGATGGTCACCGTGTAGGACTGGTTGGCCCCTTGCGGTTCGACCAAGCCTCCGGCGATGTCCGCACCCAGGTACACCGAGGCCGAGTAGATGAACGCGGCGTCCGGGATCGAGGACATGGCCGTCCCGTCGGCTTGGATGGCCACCTGCTCGTTGTAGGTCATCCGGGGGCCGATGACGTTGGCGGCGGTGACGGCCAGCGAGGTCGGATCGGTCGGGTCGGCCTGGGTCTTGAGGGCCATGCCCCGGTACATCTGCTGGGTTCCGGCCAGGCTCTGGAACACGGTCGCCTTGAACCGGGTGCGCAGCTGGTCATCGGTCTCGTCGTTGGTGCCGCCGACGCACGGCTGGGCATTGTTCACGGTGCCGATGCCGTCCAAGGACGATGCGAGGTTCACCAGGGTGCCTGCTGCGACGTTGCCACTGGGGCCGGAGGAGAACGCCTGCACCGGGATGTCGACGGCCAGCTGGCCGAGCCCGAGGGTGGCCGACATGACGGTCTGGAAACTGACCGGCGTTGCCGTTGCGGAGGAAACCTGGGTGCCCATCGGCACCGAGGCGACGGTGGTGGAGGCGGTGTCGGCCGGGCGTGAGAACGTGCAGATCCCGGTGGCCCGGTTACCGGTGAACCGCTTGATCCCGAACAGTGCGCAGAAGTCGTCCAGGTCCGCACCGGTCTTGGAGTCGATGTCGTAGGTGTAAGTGATCAGGTGGTTGTCCGAGGACTGCTCGGAGAGCACTCCGGACACCGCATCGATGATCTTGCGGGTGACCGAGCCGACCGAGGTGTCCAGAGTGGGTTCGGTCAACGCCAGCGAGGCGACGATGTTCGAGGCGATCTCGGCAGTGGTCGGCATCAGCTGCCCACCTCACGCTGCGCACTGAGCTGCTGGCCCGCCATCGTGGTGAGGTTCGCCGTGATCATGATATTGGGCCCCATCCCCTGGACGTCGATCGAGTCGACGGAACGGACCACGTCGGAGGCGTAGAAGCCGGACCGGTTGTCAGTGGCGGTGTAGGAGTTGATCTGGTCCGACTGCACCGCCACGTAGTTGTCGAGGACCCGGCTCACCTCGTTGATGGCGCTCTGACGCACCGCAGGCGTCTGCGGCAGCCCGATGAACTGGTCCAATACGGTCCCCCAGGTCGGGTGGTACGGATCGGCACCGTAGGCCTCGTGCAGTGCGAAGTACAGGTCCTGCTTGATCTTGTTAGGCCCGGAGATGGTCAGGATGCTTCCGGCGTTGAGCACCAAATCGCCATCGACGACCGCCAGCGTCTGCACGGCACGCGCCTCCTGTCCCGAGCCCTTCCATACTTCGCGGGCCGATCCGGAGAGACGCCAGGACTCAGACCTTGCGCTGCCCCGACGCGCTGAGGGTAACTGTCGGAGTGAAGCTCACGTTGTAGACGGCCTGCTGGACGTAGCGGAACCGGATCCCGTCCAATGAGATCGGCGTCGCTCCGGCCATGGCCCGCACGAAGCCGTCCGGGCGCACCATCACCACACCGGTCGAACTGGCCCCGGCACCCACCGGGAAGCGGAGCTGCCCGTCCAGCGGTGGTCGGTAGCCGTCCGGGAGCTGCATGATGTCGGCGGGAAGCGGCCCGGCCGCATTGGATGCTGACGCCGTACCGCCGGTGACCGTGCCGCGCAGGCTCACCCAGCCCAGATCGTCCCGGAGCCACCCTGCCGGGGCGTACGTGCCGTTGCTGTTGGTCCACGGCGCGGTGGAGGCGTTGACCCAGCTCCCGAGCAACACCGGGGCGGCCCACGCCGCCGCGTCCAGGCCGGGATAGCTGGCAATGGCCGCCAGGCACCAGCCGACCCCGAACTGCTGGTCGAGGATCCAGTTCTCCCCGGTCTTCGGGGCGACCCCTTTAGCCCGCAGTAGGTCGGTACGTACCTGGACGACCTGGTTTCCGATAGACAGCCGGACCTGGGCCACATTGCCGACCACCGAGATGATCTTCCCGGTGGAGATGGCCGCTCCGGACCCAGAGGTCGATGTCGTCGAAGGCAGCTTGACGACGGCCGTCTTGGTGGCCATTACAAACTCGCCGCCGCATTCGGCAACCACGCCAGCATGGTGTTGTTGTTCTTGGTGCCGATGGTGGACGGGGCGCAGATCGAGATCTGGGTGGTGAAGCCGCCGCCCTGCCCGTACACGCCCTGGTGCTGCACGCCCTGCACGTAGGCCTGGAACCCGTAGTCC